CGGCCGCGCAGCGCATTGCCGCATCCTCGAAGGCCGCGATGCATATGAGAGGCAGTTCGCTCTGGGCGGACCGATCAACCCAAGGACGCAGAAGCCGTTCGGCAGCACCACGCAGGCCTTTGCGGATTGGGCGGTCAAGCAGGGCAAGCCGGTCGTCAGCCACGAGCAGATGGAGCTGGTCGAATCGATGGCGAGCGGCGTGGCGATGAACGATGCCGCGGTCGACCTGCTCCTGCACGGCCGTGCTGAAGGCGTCGTTCGCGCGAACTACTGCGGCGTGCCCTGCCAGATCAGGATCGACTGGGTCAACCCCCACCGCGGCATCGTCGATGTGAAGTCGTGTGACGATGCCGACTACTTCCACTTCGACGCGAAACGCTTCCGCTACCACAACCAGATGGGCTTCTACCGAGAGGTGCTCGCCCAGGTGAGCGGCCAGAGGCTGCCGGTGTTCATCATCAGCGTCGAGAAGAAGGAGCCGTATCGCGCTGCTGTGTGGCGGCTCAGCGAGGACACGCTGGCTGCTGCCCGGCAGGAAAACGAGGCGGCGATCAAGCGGCTGATCGAATGCCGAAAGACCGATACGTGGCCTACCGGATTCGAAGCGATTCGTGTGCTGGAAATCCTGTAGACGTTACATCGAAACATGGCGTGGCGAGGCCTGGCAAGGCACGGCTTGGCGAGACGAGGTCTGGCGAGGCTGGGCTTGGCGAGGATACAGGGCCTGGCCGCTGTGCCCGGGCGGGAGCGATCCGCTGCGTAGATGCGAACACCGTGAGAGCGGTTCATCGCCCCGCCCGGGCTTGCGGCAAAGTGAGCTTTCGTAAGCCGAGGCATCTGAAACCTTCAAGGAGAAACACGATGGGTCTGTTGGAAACACTGATCAAGAGCAAGACACAGGCACCGCCCAAGCTGATCGTCTACGGTCAGCCCGGCATCGGCAAGACGACCTTGGCCGCGGGAGCCGATGCGGTGCTTCTGGACTGCGAGAATGGCGCCGGTGCGGTGCCCGGCCTGATGCGCACTCCGTATTTGAAAACGTGGTCGGAAATGCGGGAATGGCTGGCCGAACTCGGGTCGGCCGCCGACCCGCCGCCTGTTGTAGCGGTTGACACCATTGACTGGATGGTGCAGCGAATCACCGAGCACGTGACCATCGATCTCGATCCCAAGGCGAACGGGAACGTCTGCAACACGCTCGGCTCCTCGCACGGTGGCTACTACAAGGCTCGCGAAATCGTGGCCAACGTCGTCTACCGCGATCTGTTGCCGCTGCTGAACGCGCTGGCCAATCGGGGATCGACCATCCTGTTGCTGGCGCACGCATGCAACACGCAGATGACCTCCCCGGAAGGCTTCGATATCCGGCTGGCGGCACCCGACCTGCCACACTGGATTGCTCCGCCGTTCATTGAATGGGCCGACTGCGTGCTCTATGCGCAAAAAGTCGGTGACCGACGAATCCTCACCACCACCGGCACCGGAATCATCCTCGCGAAAAACCGCTATTCGCTTCCGCCCGAGCTGCCGCTCGAGTGGCAGCCCCTGGTGCAAGCCATCACCAACAACACCGTCGGCAACACCACCAACACCACTCAGGAGAATTGACTATGGCAAACCTTGGAAACTTCAACGCCCACGAAGTGGAACCGACCACACCGTTCGATCCGATTCCCGCAGGGAAGTATCTCGCCTGCGTCAGCGCCAGCACGATGAAGCCGACGAAGGACAACACCGGCAGTTTCCTCGAACTGGAGTTCACCATCATGGATGGCGAGTACAGGGGCCGCAAGGTCTGGGATCGGCTCTGCTTGAGCCATCCGAACCAGCAGACGGTCACCATCGCCCGCGGTAACCTGTCGGCTCTCTGTAGGGCCGTCAACGTCATGCAGCCGAGGGACAGCTTCGAGCTGCACAATCTTCCCCTGACTATCACGGTGAAGTGCAAGAAGCGCGAGGACACCGGCGACATCGTGAACGAGGTCAAGGGATACGCGAAGCGGGAGACGGCCGCCGGTCAGCCACAGCAAGCCCAGAACTCCACGCCGCCGTGGAAAAGATGATTCGAACCAAGAGCGGGTAGGCAGAGCAAGGATAGGCATGGCACGGCGGGGCAGGGCGAGGCATGGTAAGGCCCGGCACGCCAAGGCGCTTGCCCCACAGATGTGATTCTGCGGGGCAAGCATTTCACAAGAACCAGTGAGATACAACATGAACTCAATAGCGACCGCACTTGGGCCCGAGGTAACCAATGGCGCCTCCGGCAGCATCGACCTGAGCATACCCTATCGCGTAGCGGTGACCATCCGCGGCGATGCCGATCTGCTGTTCCACCGCTGGAACTGCGAGGCCGTGGAAGCCAAGGCCAGATCGGCCAAGGGATCAGCGGCAAAGAAGACAGACGACCTGGAGTCCTACGTCTACCGGAATAGAACAGGATCTCTGCATTCCAGGTGAGTACCTGCGCCAGTCGGTCATCGGGGCAGCGAAGTTCCGTCAGGATCCTCGATCACCTCGAAAGTCCGCTCAAGACCTCGTGAAGGCGGCCATTGTCAACCTGACCCCGCTGGCGGGCCTTGGCGTGAAGGAATGGGATTACGAGCATCGCTGCCGCGTGCAGGTGCAGCGAAATGGCGTGACGCGTGTGCGTCCCGCGATGCGCGTCGGATGGTCGGCATCCTTCGTGCTTCTCGTGAACCTGCCCGAATACGTCTCTTCCGAGATGCTGCACGGTCTGCTCACCGACGCCGGCCGTCTGATCGGGATCGCGGACTTCCGGCCGACCTACGGCCGCTTCCAAGTGAGACACTTCGAAGTGATCACGGACTGAAGCACTTCGGCTGCCATCGCCTTGGCTGGGCTTGGCATGGCGAGGCGGGGCGGTCATGGCATGGCTTTGTCTTGGCTCTTGGCCTCAGTCTGCGGCATAGCTTCACACGTGGAGAATCGCATGGTTGTATTGACGTTACCTTACGCGCCATCAGCGAACCACTATTGGCGGCGGGTCGGCTACCGCACGCTCATCAGCCGGGAAGGCCGGGCATTCCGCGAAAAGGTCTGCAAGCTCCTTGGCGGCAGCGGGCGGCCCCCGATCAGCGGGCGCATCGCCCTCTGCATGGACGCCTTCCCGCCAGACAGGCGTCGTCGTAACCTCGACAACTTACAGAAGCCGAGTCTTGATTCGCTCCAGCACGCCGGCGTGTACGAAGATGACAGCCAGATTGACCTGCTCATCTCTCGGCGAATGAAACCCGTTCCCAACGGGCAGATCATTGTCCGCATCCAATCGCTGCCTCTATCGATCTGCCCCATCTGCGGCAGCGGGCTTTCGTGAATCACTGGACGTGTAGTGCGGCGGGGCATGGCCAGGTTTGATGTGGCAAGGCGTGGCCTGGTACGGTACGGCGGGGTTTGGCGAGGCGCGGTGAGGTATGGCCCCGGCTGGAGAAGGTTCTGTCGTTGGCAACCACTGCCCGTGACGGCAGGTTCGAGTCCTGCCCCAGCCTACAGCCTGCGGTCACGCCTAGCAAGGCGAGGTCTGACCTGATGATGTCAGGTGAATTGTGGTAAGGCTCTTTGTATGCAGTTGCGTCCCTATCAACTGGAAGCCAAACATGCCGTGTACGACTTCCTCCGGCATAAGGACACGAACCCCGTTGTCGTGATCCCCACAGCAGGGGGTAAGACCCCCGTAATGGCGACGATCTGCCGAGAAGCAGTCTCTGCATGGCATGGACGCGTGTTGATTCTCGCGCACGTTTGCGAGTTGGTCGAGCAAGCGGTCGAGAAACTGTGCGCCGTGGCACCCGACTTGTGGTTGCAGGTTGGCGTCTACTCGGCAAGCCTGGGAAGTCGAGATACGGACAAGGCGATCATTGCGGGACAAGTCCAGTCCGTTTTCAGGCGGGCATGCGAGCTCGGGCCGTTTGATTTGATTCTCGTCGACGAGGTGCATACTGCGCCCCCCGACGGCGAGGGCATGTATAGGACCTTCTTGCGCGAGGCCAAGGTGGTCAACCCGAATGTGCGCCTGATCGGTTTTACGGCGACGCCCTACCGGATGTCCACGGGGATGATCTGCGGCCCTGACAACCTGTTCAACGAGATCTGCTACGAGATCAGCGTGAAAGAGCTTGTCTTGGCGGGCTACTTGTGTCGGCTGAAGTCCAAAGCCGGCAAGCACGCACGAAAGATCGCCATTCGGTACTGCTCTTTTGGTCGGCCGCAACAAGACCACGCAATCGATGTTGGGGGCATCATAGCGCGGGCCAGGGCGATTGCCTGGTGGCGTGAGCGAAGCGACGATCCCTTACCGATGACGGCGGCCGAGGCGGTGGAGCTGTGCGAAGACGGCGGCATTGCCGAGACACACGCGATCACGGTGCGGTCGATCACCGGCGAGAAGTACGATCGAATTGTGAACCACAAACTGGGGCCGAAGCCGCCTGCCAGAGGTGACAGTTCCGAGGCCGGGCTGCCGGCATATCAGCTTCCAGACGACGAGCTACCTTTCTGAGCTAGACACGGAGAGTGCAACGATGACGACTTTCGAGTTCCTGATACCTCTGGTCGACAACGAGTTCCAGTCCTTGATCCCACCGCTTGCTGATCACGAACTGGCTCAGTTGGAGGCGAACCTCCTGCGGGATGGCTGCATCGATCCGCTGGTCGTCTGGCGTGAACGGAACATCCTGCTCGACGGCCATAACCGCAAGGTCATCTGTGAAGAGCACGGCCTCCAATACCAAACCAAAGCGATCAGTCTGCCGGACCGCGATGCCGCGAAGCGGTGGATCATCGAGCAACAGTTCGGCAGGCGCAACCTCACGCCGTATCAGCGGTCCGAGCTCGCCCTGAAGCTGAAGCCGCTGATCGCGGAGCAGGCGAAGGAACACCTTGTGACCTCCACAGGAGGTGCATCGCCCCGGCCTTGTCAGAATTCTGACAAGGCCGCTCCTATCGACACCAAGAAGGAGATCGCCAAGATCGCCGGCGTCTCGCACGACACGATTGCCAAGGCGGAGTTCATCGACCAGCACGCTGATGAAGGTACAAAAGAGAAGCTGCGTCGCGGGCAGAGCAGCATTCATGCCGAGTACCGCCTCCTGAAGAAGGTGCAGGTCCGGCAGGAACGAGCGGCACGACAGGCACAAACCCCGCCGGCTGACTCCAACCAGGTGCGCCTGATCTGTGCCGACGCAGCTCACGCCGCGCAGCACATCGAGGCGGAGTCTGTCGACTGGATCATCACCGACCCGCCCTACCCCAAGGAGTTCCTCGAGCTCTACGGGCACCTGGCTGCCTTGGCGGACCACGCGCTCAAGCCGGGAGGATCGCTCATCGCCATGGTCGGCCAATCGTACCTCCCTGAGATCATCGCGTGCCTTGCCTGGTCGGATAGGCTGAGCTACCAGTGGACGTTGGCGTATCTGACGCCAGGAGGACAGGCGGCGCAGATGTGGCAGCGCCGGGTGAATACGTTCTGGAAACCATTGCTCTGGTTCGTCAAAGGATCGTACGCCGGCGACTGGATCGGGGACGTTTGCCGAAGCGACACCAACGACAACGACAAACGCTTCCACGAATGGGGCCAGTCGGAGAGCGGGATGGGGGATATCATCGAGCGCTTCACGTTGCCCGGGCAGACGGTGCTTGATCCGTTCATGGGTGCAGGGACGACCGGCGTCGTGGCTGTCAGAATGAAGCGGCGGTTCGT